ATTTTTTAAGCCTAAAAACCCACAAAAATATCGCGGTGATCCTACTAACATTATTTATCGCTCTGGGTGGGAATTGAAATTGATGTTATATCTCGATCAACATAAAGATGTTGTGAGCTGGGGATCCGAAGAATTCGCTATACCATATCGTTCTCCTTTAGATGGCAAAATACACAGATATTTCCCAGACTTTATTGTTACCAAAATAAATAAAGAAGGGCTAAAGGAAACCTCTATTATTGAGGTAAAGCCCAAGAAACAAACAACACCACCAAAAAGACAAGATAAAGTTACTAAAAAATATTTGACCGAGGTCAAAACTTGGGGTGTAAATGAGGCTAAATGGAAAGCTGCTAAATCGTTTTGTGAAGATAGAGGCTGGACTTTCCACATATTTACAGAACTAGAATTGGGAATTAAGTATTAATGGCAAGCTTTTTAGATCAGATTAAAGATCTTACACAGAATATGATATCCTCTGGTAAAGAGGCTGCACAATGGTATAAAGAAAAAACAAAAAGTTTATACGATAGAGATCAAAACAAACTTTTTAAAAAAACCTCTTTACCAAACTTAGGAAATATTTACCTTTTTGCATATGATCCAAAACTTAAAGCCAAGCTCCCGTTTTATGACGCATATCCACTAGTAATACCAATTGAATATTACAATGACGGTTTTTTAGGGTTAAATCTTCATTATTTACCACCTATGGCCAGAATAGCACTTTTAGATAAGTTAATGACTATCTCCAATCAAGATAAATATGATGAAAAAACAAAACTTACGCTTTCTTATGAAATTTTAAGATATTCTGCTCGTAATACAAACTATAAAGTATGTTTAAAAAGATATCTATTTGGTCATGTTAGAAGTTCTTTTCATGAAGTAAATCCAATAGATTGGAAAAAGGTGATAGTAATGCCATTACAAAAATGGGAAGTAAATCCCAATAAGAAATTGGCTGGTTCTCCTCCTTATTAAGGTTTAAAATGCCATTTAACATAGACACATTTCGTAACCAAATATCAAATAAAGGTTACTTAACAAACAATAAATTTGAAGTTATTGTAACTTCTCCCCCAATGATTTTGGGAGGATTTTTTTCAAACTTAATGAACTTTAATTTTGGTGGATTACTTGGTAGCCTTGGTGATGTTGTATCCTCTTCTAGTGTAACAAGTCAATTAAAATATAGAATTGATCAAATTAGAGCTCCTGGTATAACTTTAGTATCGGCTGATACACAAAGATATGGTGTTGGCACAAGTCAAAAAATGCCATTCACTTCGCAGTTTAATGAAATATCTATTTCTATGACCTCTGATGGATATGGAGATATATGGCAATTTTGGTATAATTGGATTAGAGGTATACACGAATTCACAGGAACTACCTCTTCTTTGATTGGTGTTGGAACTTCTTTGCCTTCTTACGCTGTAGAATACAAAGATAATTATTCTACTACAATAGAACTTGTAATTTATGATCTTTATGGAAAACCAGCTCTTAAAATAGATTTATTTGAAGCGTTTCCCGTTTCAATAAAAGATATCCCATTAAGTTGGGGTGATCAAAATAATTTAATGAGTATCAATGTCGGTTTATCATTTACTGATTTTACAATTGTTGGTGCAAATTTCTCTTCACCATATACAATTTCAAATGCAATAAACAGTATTGGACCAATACTTGATGGAGCGTTCTTGAATAATAACTATGCTAATTTCATAAACAACAGTTTTGTTTCATCTGGAAATATTCCACCTTCACCATCCCAATCATCTATTAATAATGGTGGCGTTTCTACAGAAACAGTTAATATATAATTACATTATTTTGGAGTTTAAAATATGTCTATGTTACCTAAAATTGACTATCCAATCTATTCAATTGAAATACCTTCTACAAAACAAAAATTTAAATTTAGACCTTTTTTAGTTAAAGAAGAAAAAATTCTTTTGATGGCTAGAGAAAGTGAAAATTCTGCTGATATTTTAACAGCTGTCAAACAAATTGTTAATAATTGTTCAATAGAGCCCAATTTTGATATTGATAAATTGGCAATTTTTGATATTGAGCTAATTTTTATTAAATTGAGGGCTTTTTCGGTCGATAGTATCATTAAAGTTGCATATAAAGATCTTGAAGACGAAAAAGTTTACAATTTTGAAATTAATTTAGAAGAAGTTAAGGTGATTTTTCCTGAAAAAAGCGAAAAAACTGTAAAAATTAGTGAAAAAAGCGGTATTATTATGAAATATCCGTCTTCAACACTTTATGATGACAAAGATTTTCTAAATTTAGAAAAAGATTATCTTTTTGAGCTAATTATTCGTTGTATCGATTCAATTTATTATGAAGATCAAGTTTATGACGCTAAAAATTACAAAAAAGAAGACTTAACCGAATTTTTAGAGAATTTGAACATAAAAACATTTGATGAAATACAAGAATTTTTGCTAAATTCGCCTAAAATTTACCATAAAATAGATTATAAAAATAGTTTGGGTAATGATAGGACTATTGAATATAGCTCGTTAAACGATTTTTTTATGTGGCGCTGAGCCATAACACACTTCTTAATTACTATAATACAATATTTTCGTTAGCTCAGCATCATAAATATTCTATAACTGAAATAGAATCTCTATTACCATTTGAAAGAGATATTTACATGGATATGTTAATAGATCATATGAAAAAAGTAGAAGAGGCTAAACAGAAATAATAAATGACAGACGCTAACTTAGCTTTAAAAGAACTTGTAAGAACTGTTAGATCTTCTTCAGCAAATCAATCTGGAGAATTGAGATCTTACGCCGAGCAAAATAACTCTGTTATTCAAAGAAGTTTTAAAGATCTTTATAGAGCTTTACAATCAAACAGTAGAAATACTTCTAATTTGGGTAATATGTTTAGTGAAAACGCTGCTGAAACACAACAAGTTTCTAGGAGAGTAGACGCTACAAATAATATCCTCCAACAAACTCTTTCAATTCAAAATTCTGTTTTAGTTGAAATGAGATCTTTAAACAGTTCTTTTAAAAATTTATATGATTATTTGAAATCTAATTCTGGAGGCGTTGGGGGTGCATTATCTTCAGCAGCCTCTACGGCTTCTAATTGGATGAAAACTGTTGTTCCTTATGTTGCTGGTGCAGGAATTGGGGCAGCAGCTGGTTTAGGAGCGGCTGCTCTCTATAACAACAGAAATCAATCTTCAGTTCCACAAAACACAACTGCTCCTGGATCCAATCAAAGTGAAAATCAAAGTAGAAATCAAACAGCTGTTCCAGTAAACAGAGGTGGAGGAGGTGGTGGCGATACAGACCAATTAACAGAATCTGTATTAAGAACTATAAGACAAAAAGAATCTAACAACAAATATGACGCTTGGAATTTCACATGGCCAAATGGTCAAGATCCAAAACCTAAATCAACAGCAACAGGGGCTTATCAATTTACTAAAAGAACCTGGAAGGGGTTAACTAAGCAATTTGGTGTTGGTCAAGAATATGATCTTGCAAGAGATGCACCTCCCGAAATTCAAGATCAAGTTGCAAGATTATACATAAAAGATATTCTAAGAAGAAATAATAATGACATTAGAGCTGTACCAAAAGAATGGTATGCTGGACCAAAAGGTTATTTAACTCCAGACGAATTGGCGGTTAATAGAGGATTGACTGTTGAAAAATATATTGAACAGTGGATGGGAACATATAATAGAATTAATGGAAGAAACGAAAATCAACAAGCTCCAACTCCTAATAGAGCTCCACCAGTTCCACAATCACCACAAAGAAACCAAGAAACCGCTCCACCAGTTCCACAATCACCACAACGTCAACAATCGAATCAACAAACTGCCAGTTTAACTCCTATGCCTATGCCAAGAGATCAATCTTATCAAAGACCAGAGGGTGGTGGTAAGATTTATGAAGATCAAATGAGAGAAGCTGAGGTAAGAAGATTGCCAATCAGTCAGCAGTTAAGATCTGTTCTTGAAAGAGCAGCATCTGAAGCTGGTGTTGATGTAAGAGTTAAATCTGGCGGTCAACCAGCTGCTGGATCTGGTGGTAAAAGAATTGGTTCTACAAGACATGACGAAGGTAATGCAGCTGACTTAGACCTTTATATAGGTAACAGAAGATTATCACCAAATAATCCAGAAGATCTTGCTGCATTCAAAAAGTTTGTCGCTACTGCTCGTGCTGCTGGTGCAACGGGTATTGGAGCTGGCGAAGGTTATATGGCTCCTGATGCATCAAGAATACACGTTGGTTTCGGAAAAGAAGCTACTTGGGGTGCTGGTGGTAAATCTGCAAATGCTGCTGATTGGTTGAAAGAATCGTTTGGCGAGGGTCAGAGAATGGCTAATAGCAATAGAACAACTGCAGAT